AAGTCATAATCACTTTTATCAAAATGTGCTTTCATAGCACAATACATTAAATACGCATCTATTGGTTGCATTACATAGGTAACTTTGCTGCCTTAGGAAGATAATTTAAATCTCTGGCATTTGCCTCTACTTTTTCTTTTAAACTTTTTGTTAATAATTTTGCAACTGATACAGGTTCAATACCTATTTGTTCACAATAGATAGATATTGCCTCTAAGTGTGTACATCTTTTATCAAATGCAATCTTCTCTATTTCTAAAGAAAATGTTTTTGGGGTGTGAACTGTGTTTTTATCACTCATATTGGTAAAACTCCATTTCCTTTAGTTACTAATACTTTTACTGCAGAATTAAAATGTGACTTTCCTGTTATTTGACATACATGTTCTTTCATCTTATCATAGATACCTGTTCCATTTTGCATGATTGTTCTTTTTACTTTTGATGCATCATAACCCATATACTCTATAACTTTTTTAGGGAATAGTTTTTTATCTGGTCTAGCAAAATCAAAATGTAAATCGTTTACCCATCTAATTCTGCCATCTTTATATCCCATGACTGCATTTCCACCCAAATCTTTTGCTACCATTTCAAATAAATGACCTGAACCTTTTTCAAAATCTTTATTTGGATTTGTTGCATTCATATAGTATCTTTGTTTACATCTTGTTTTTGCTTCCATTTTGTCTATTTGATATAAGTCTGCAACTCTGTCTTTGTCCATATAAGGATATGTGTTATGAGAACCTAAAAGTGTATCTGCACCATCACCTTGAATTAAATCTGTTTCTTTTACATTTGTTTTTTGTAAACATAAGAAAAAAGTTAAATAATAAACTACATCAAAAACTGTTTTTATGGGTTTACCTTGAATTATATTTAAATTGTCTATAACTTCTTCCCATGTACAATATATTAATTTATTATTAATACCTAATTTTTCAGCTGTGTCTTGTGATACTTTTATGTCATCAGTATCTTTTACACAACCTATGGTTATTGAATCTTCAAAATCAAAATACTTATTTAAAACAGCACCTAATAACATTGAATCAACACCACCAGATAACATAAGTACTGGTTTATTTTTTTTGTATTGAGATTTGTCTAGAATGATATTTTTTAAATCTTGTACATATCTTTCTGAAGCTTCTTCATAAGAATTAGGTATTACTATGGGTCTATTTTCGATAACCCAATCGTATTCATGTTTAATTTTTGCAAAAGCCACTTATACGCAACCCGTTGGTTTTGGTAATCCCCCATATTTTGCAATCTTTTTCATTGGGCCTGATTTAAAGACATCATATAATTTACTTGCCTTTCTATCCATTCCAAATTCTTTTGCAAAATTACGAACAGCAGGAACTGTACCTGTTTCATTGTACATTTCTCTTGCTCTGTCTATGTAAGTTTTGATTTCTTCGGTGATTTCCATGCCATCAGATTCTGCCATTTGATACATGACTTCTTCTGACCAGTCACTAGTGTTGATGAGAAACCCATCGCCATCTCTATTTAATTCCATAATATACTCCAATTATTTTAAACCATTATACTAGGTCTAACATTATTTGTCAAGATTAAAATGCTGCACTACTTCCACAGCCACATGTAGATTTGGCATTAGGATTTTTGATTGTAAATGCACTACCATTTAGTGGGTCATTTACATAATCAACAGTTGCACCTTCAAAATAAACACCACTCATAGGGTCTATTAGAAGTTTTATACCATTAGTTTCAAATACCCAATCTTCATCTTTTTGTTGGTCTAAAGTAAATCCATACTGAAAACCAGAACATCCGCCACCTTGAATAAAACAACGAATATTTAAACCTGCTTCTTCTGAAGCAAGAATTACTTTTGCTTGTTCAGCCGCACTCTCTGTAAATGTCATCTGCATTATTTGTACCACTCATTTAATGTTTCTTCTAACAATGGTAAGTATTCATGTTTTCTCTTAACAAAATCTTGTACTGTACCATTCTCCGTCACAACTAAAATTACTATTTGATTGATAGGTATTCCTGTCAATTCTTCAAACATCTCAGCATATGCTGCAGTTTGAATATAATAATTTTCATTATACGAATCCTTTCTTTCATTTGTAGATGTTTTAAAATCTACTATTGAGAGCGAGTGTTGATAGTTTGCTATCAAATCCGCTCTTCCTGCTACTTTATATTTATCAGAATACAAAGTTATCTCTTGTGCATATACATCAGTTATAAATTCAAACTTTTTATTTTTCAATTCATTAAATAAAGTATATGGTAAAAAATCTTTCTTATGTTTCTCCCAAGTTTCGAAACTAAAATCTTCATTTAACCAATCTTCACACATTTTATGTACTTTTGTGCCTCTGACGGCAGCTTTACTTGCAATATGATTTGCAACATCATTACCAACTCTTTTTCTCCACTTCATTAAACCCTTCTTATTTCTGGGTGATAATACTGTGGTGATAGAGGGATACTCTTTACCTTCTGGTGTTATATAAAATCTTTTCTTATCAACTGTTTTAGTTTTTAATTCAGGGAAATAATATAACTCATCATTTAATTCAATTTCATAATTTTTCATAATTTATACTTGGTGCCATTCTTTATTTTCAAATAATAAACCTTCTGCTTTGCGTCTTCTGATTAAACCATCTAAGGTTTTACCACCTGCTTTATTCCACCTTCTCATTTCAAAAGGTATAGAATCATAATCAGCCTCATTTAATTTTTTTAACATTGTTGAGTTTCTTAAATTACCAACACCTAGATTAAATGTCCATGCAACTAATGCATCAAATTGATGTTGTTTTAATTCAACTATTACATTGTCACTAACATATTCTTCAAACTTTGCAATATCGTTTTCTAACAATTCATCAGCTTCTGGTTGTGATATTGTATCATCTTCTTTTACTCCACCCGTATGACCATAACCTATTGTCAATACATTAGCAGAACATCTATAAGCTTTTAATCTACAACCTTCAAACTTTTTAATTAGTGCCAAGCCTTCTTGACTACATTTCATAAATCAACTCCTATACCTAGTTTGGTCTTTTCTATAAGATAGTTTCTTACAAAACCAGACCTTACGATATCTGGGATATCAAATTCTACACAATTAAATTCATCCATGTTCTCTAGAATCCTTAAAAAATCATGTAGGCCATTTCTTTCATTTGTTTTAGTTAAATCTGTTTGACTAAAGTCACCACAGAAAATTATTTTTGAATCTTGTCCAACTCTAGTAATGATAGTATCTAACTCATGAAAGTTTAAGTTTTGGCACTCATCAACTATAATAATTGAATTGTCAAAAGTTAATCCTCTCAAAAATGATGTTGATACAAAATGTAAACTTCCTTGTCTTTTAAGTGCATCATATAATCCTCTGAATGCATCTTCATTAGGTTGTTTGAACATAAACTGTACCATGTTTGAATATGGTACTTGATATAGTGCTGCCTTATCTTCTTCATCACCAGGTAGAAATCCTATTTCTCTTGTTGGTATCAATGAACGAACAATCACAACTCTATCAAAAGCTGTTCCTTGTTTGAGTACATCTTGCATTGCAAGATATAAAGATACAAATGTTTTACCTGTACCAGCACACCCAAATAAGAAACCATTCTTACCTGCTTTATAACCTTCGAATACTAGTTTTTGATTATCTGTAATTGGTTCAATTTTTACCAAATCACCAGAACTAATTTCTTTTTTCTTTGACATTAAATCTTACTCCATGTTTCATTAAACATACACATTCTTGTACTAGTTTTATCTACAGGTATTTTTTCTCTACCCTTTTCTACTACCTTGTGAACCTCATAAATAAATTGTGAACTTAATAATTCAACTACTTTGCCTGTGGCAACTCTATCAAAAGATGGTTCTGAATGTTCTATCATATCACCTACTTCTGGTTTCGCCATCTAAATCACCTTTATGTTTTACATAACCTTTTTTATCTTCTTTCTTTTTATCTGTTTCAACTTTTGATTTACAGAATTTACGAAGATATTTTGCTACAAAATTTCTTGTTTTCATAATGTTTACCTAAAAAGTAGGGATTAAGTAATCCGTCACTTAATCCCCTGTGTACAATCTATTAAATTGATTATATCACGGTACTATTTATACTATGGTGTCTTTTAAATTATACTTCTTAACCACTTTTTCCTTTTGAATATCTTTTGATGACCTTCTAGAAAATCTATCTGCAAGAGGTGTATTTGGATTTTTCTCTGCAATTTTTTGTAGAGTTTCTTTCATTCCACCATCCATTTTTTTAACAATATGGTCACCTACAAAATTAGGTGCCGTTAACACTGGTGATACATTTGGATTATCTTTTAGATAAGGTTCTTTCTCAGCAATCTTCATTACTTTATCGAACACTTCACCTGTGTCTTTGTTTTTAAATGTATATGTTGGCATTATCTTTCCTTTGGAAATTCTACTTCTGATATATCAGGTTCTAAATCATCTATGGCAGCATTTACTGCTTCTATTTCATTACTGTTTGTATCACATGAATATTCTAGTGATATAATTTTCTTTTCTAAATCAGCAATTGTTGATTCTAAATTTTTAATTGTCATTTTTAAAAACTCAATATCTTCTGCTAAGTCTTTACTATTATATATTTCCATACCATTCTGGCCTCGTTCTATTTTTCCAATTAGCAAATCCATTCTTTTCATTTATATAATAATTTTTATATGCCTGAATTGGATTTCCTATCACCTTACAATACTCTGGCATTGCTTGAGGTAATTCTGTCAATCCAATGTCTTTAATATTGTTTGGTGCCCTAAGTAGACTAATAGATGGTTTCGATGCACCATGTATTTTTCCATATCTATATGTATACTCTGCAAGACAAGC